TGAAATCCCACGAATGCGGAAAAATACCGTGTTCGTGGGATTTTTCTTTTATCTGAAATTCTGCTGCAATCTGACAAAATCTGTTCAATGTGACACAAAAGTTACACAAAAGAATCACAAATAAAAGGTGTCTTATGTAAGACATTCCAAGTCTTATGTAAGACACCAAAATCATTGTAAATATGCGATTATTCCCTTTCGTGCTTCCAGCTTCGTTCGTGCCTTCAGGATATGACCATCATCAAAGGTGATAACGTATCCGTCGTGCATATTTCCGACGATTGACCGGATGTGTTCTTTGTTCTTGTCTGCAATCTGCATCGAATCGAACATTCCAAGTTGGTCTTGTCGCATCAGGTCAACAATGTATGCAGACAGTGACATCCCTTTTTCGGATGCACGTGCCTTGAAGATTTCCTTCATTCCCTTCGGAAGTGCGATGTTGATGCGTTCATAATGGTCACGATTGAACTGATTTTTGTATTCTGTACGTTCCATTGTCAATCCTTTCGTTTGGGTTTTAGTTGGGGCGGTTTGGGTTACAGTTGGGATGATTATATCCGGTTGATTGCATCCAACAGTATCGACATATCAATATGCGTGTACACGTTTTCGGTGACACCTTTTCCGGCATGACCAACAATCTTCCGGATGATACGGTCATCGACACCGACTTCCGTCATCCGTGAAATGAATGTGTGCCTTGTGTCGTGTGGAAGGTGGTCATGCTTCATTCCGATGTGGTCAAGTACCTGGACGAAATATGCATCACGGAAGTTGTGGTCTTCCAAGTGCTGACCATCAGTTGTGGTGAAAATGTATTCAGATTGCACATTTCTGTTCAAAAACTGTTCGAAATATGTCAGTATTCTGTCATGTATTGGTACATTTCGGATTCCAGCCGGTGTTTTGGATTTCGTTATACTGAAGAATCGTTCTTCCAAGTGGACATCTTCTTTCTTCAGGTCACGAAGTTCACCTTGACGGACACCGGAATACAACATGATCAGAATGATTTTGACATAATCGTTTGCATCAGACCACGTCCACAATGTGTCGATTTCGTCACTTGTAAACGGATTTCGGTCGATTTTGTTCGGATTTTTGTCTTTATACTGACGAATATCGACGTATTGTGCCTGATTATTGTCAGTAATCTGATTCTTTCCGCACCATTTATACAACATATGAAACAATAAAAGCACCTTTCGAAGTGTGGGATAATTCTTTCCGGATGTGTCAATGACGTTCTGAAGTTCCTGATATCTGATATTCACGAACGGTCTGTCCGTTATGGATCCACACACCTTGAATGCTGCATTGTATGATTGGGTGTTGGATTTCGACATTGACGGATATGCTTCGTCAGACCATCGTTCGAAGACTTCACCAAACGTGATGGTTGCAGAATCAATGTCATATGGATGTTTGTGATATTCTGTCAGATGCATCAAGGCATCTTCGTATGTTGGGAAATATCCGACAACTTCATAATTCCGGATGACACGTTCGTTTTCCACGTCCAAGGTCTTTCCAACACAGACACGGACACGATACGGATTCCGTCGTTTACCTGGAAGACGTGATATGTTTCCAAAGTTGTTCGGCAGACGTTTGAATTTTGACATAGAACATCAATCCTTTCAATTGTCAGACCTTCCAAGGATTGATATAATAGAAAAGGAAGTATGTTCAATCGTTGGATGGTTCGGTTGGATGTATTTACATGACGGATTCGATGGTCGCAACATCGGATCCGTTTTCTTTTTAATTACACATCATATTACAGTTGATTACACATCAAAAATTACACATGAAAGTCAGTATTTTCAAAGGAAATTACACTAATTACACATGATTTTGACTTCTTTATAATCGAAGTAAATTTCATCGTCATACGACGTTAAAAAGTAATATATAGTAGTATAGGAAATATGTGTAATATGTGTAATCATGTGTAATTTTTGAAATCATAATAAATCACATTACCTTTCTTTCGGCAGAAGGATCCCTTTTTACATATTCTTCCAGCCGTGTCAGTTCTTCGACACGTTTGAATGCTGCCTTTCTGCCTTCTTCATTCAATGTCAGGTACAATTTGACGATTCTGTATGATTCCCTTCCATAACACTTCGACATCAGGTCACAAAGTTTTGCCTCGTTGGTAAGCTGTTCCATGTTTGGTGGTGTCGGATCATCTGTCAGACCAAGAAGATAATTCGGATTGCAATTGAAGATGTCCGAAAGCACGGCAACCTTTTTCGAAGACGGCTTGCACCGGTCATTCAACCATTGTGACACGTTGGATTTCGTGATGTATCCGTTCGACCTGGTGACGATGTCAACAGCCTGAAGAAGATTTTCGTCCATCATATGTTGCAAACGTCGGCTGAAATCGTTCATGTACACACTTCCTTTCTTATTTATATTGTGCCTTCATTATATACATTTCTAAACATATTTTCAAGAAAAGTTTAGAAATTGATTAAAAAAGTGTTGACAAGTATCGAAATCTATACTATCATTCAGTTATCGGTTTACAAAACGATACTAAAACACAAGAAAGGAAGGTGTGTGGAATGGCTGAACCATCAATAATCACGATTATGAATGAAGACAACGTGAATCATCCGAAGCATTATGAATCAGGCAAGTTCGAATGCATCGACGTGATGGAAGAAGCAATCGGAACTGAAGATGTCAAAGGTTTTTGTCTATGCAATGCGTTCAAGTACATATACCGATGTTGCAAGAAGAACACGTCACCACTTGAAGACGTAAAGAAAGCGGTTTGGTATTTGAACAAGTTCATCGAAATCGAAGAAAGGAATCCGGAATAATGGCAAGAATGTTGAAAATGATTGATGAATACAGAAACGGCAACATTGACGTGTACACCGTAAAACGTGCAATTGATGTTTCAATGATGTCCGGTGATATTGATCAGGAAGAATACATGAACTTGCTGGATATGGTGGACGAATGAATACAAAAGTAATGTTTAGTAGTAATTCAGATGAATGGGCAACACCGGAAGACTTCTTCAACATGATCAATCAGGAATTTCACTTCAATCTTGATCCGTGTGCAACATCTGAAAATCACAAATGTGAAAAGTTTTTCACGATGGAACAAAACGGATTGAATATGGATTGGGGGGGGGTATCGTGTGTTTTGCAATCCACCATATTCGAACGTTGCAGAATGGGTTGCGAAGTGTTACGAAGAAGGCTGCAAGGAAAACACACTTGTGTGTATGCTGATTCCGGCAAGAACAGACACAAGATATTTTCACGACTACATCTTGAATCGTTCGGAAGTACGATTCATAAAAGGTCGATTGAAATTTGGACAAAGTAAAAATCCAGCACCGTTTCCGTCAATGTTGGTGGTGTTCTATGGTGCTAAAGTGAAAATTTGAAAGGATTGAATATGCCAAGAGTAAATGAAAAACGTGTATCCAAGATTGATATCAATCGTTTCAAAGAAGTTCTGAAGGAAAGTAAGTATTCACAAAGGGATATATGTGAAGAACTTGGAACTACGGAAGCATATCTTTCAAGACGGATCCACAGTGGAACAATTGACAAATTGTGGATGTTTGAAATCTGCAAGATGCTTGATGTATCACCGGAATACTTATCCGGAAAACCGTCAAAACACAAGAAGTACGGTACACCAGGCACAACACGACCGAATGGTGGTTTCAACAGACGAAAGAACAGATTCGGAAGTGTTCAGAAATTATCCGGTAATCGTCGGAAACCATATCGTGCAATGGCATTCGTTTCTTGTGTTTGGAACGAAGAAAAAGAAAAGTATGAACAGAAGTATGAAATTCTTGGTTATTTCGAAACCAAGGTTCAAGCGGAAAATTGTTTATTTGAACACAATTGTATGTATGAATACATATCGTGAAAGGACGTAAAAATGGAAATAAAATTTGATTTTTCAATGCTTCGTGGAAAAATCCGTGAAGTATGCGGAAGTGAATTGAAGTTTGGTGATGCAATGGGTTGGTCACAGACAACGTTATATGCAAAACTGAACGGTCAGGTTGATTTCAAGCAATCAGAAATCCTTCGTGCTTGCGACATCCTTGACATCATGACGGAATTCATACCGGTGTATTTTTTTACCGTGAAAGTATCGAATTCTAAACTTGAAGAAGGTGATGAAGATGAAAGTCTTTAATGTTCCGGTTGCCGTTGCAGCCAAACTGATGAACAAGAATGTGGAATTTCTGTACATGGGATTGCAGCAAGGGATTTTTCCTTTCGGATATGCGGTCAAGACTTCCACCAAGTATTCATATTTCATCAGTTCGGTGAAATTCGAAGAATATACCGGAATCAAGGTGAATGAACATGAAACTGTTTGAACATCAAAAAGAAGCACTTTTGAAAACTGAAAATCAGAATCGTGTCGCATATTACTATGACATGGGTTTGGGAAAGACCTTCATCGGATCCGAAAAGGCAATGTCATTCGGTTCGGACATCCTGGTCATCTGTCAGAAATCAAAGGTTGAAGATTGGGTGAAGCACTTCTTCGACAATTACATTGACAGTTCCAAGTGTGACGAATCCGGTGCGTGGTGTTACGACCTGACCACAAACAATGGTTTGGATATGTTCGAACATTCACGGTACAAAATCCGAATCGGTGTCATCAATTATGACCTTGTATTTCGTCGAAATTTGACCTTTCTGACCGATTTCACATTGATGTTGGATGAATCACAGCTAATCCAAAATGAAACGGCAAAACGGACGAAATACGTGCTAAAAATGACACCTTCCAACGTGGTCTTGTTATCAGGAACACCGACATCCGGAAAGTATGAAAAGTTATGGACACAACTTCACCTTCTTGGTTGGGAAATATCCAAGGATGCATACTTCCGGTCATACGTCGAAACGGAATGGATTGAAGATGGTTCGACCGGATTCAAACGTGAAGTGGTGGTCGGATACAAGAACACAGACCGATTACGTCGGAAACTTGCTGACCACGGTGCAATCTTCATGAAGACTGAAGAAGCCTTCGACCTTCCGGAACAGACCGAAATCAATCTGTATGTGAAGCCGACAAAGGAATACTTCGAATTCATTAAGGAATCCATTGTCACCACAAAGGACGGAATCGAACTTGTCGGTGATTGCATCCTGACGAAGATGTTGTATGCACGTCAGTTGTGCGGTCAGTACAACGAAGACAAGCTGCAAGCCTTCCAAGACCTGATTGAATCCACCGAAGAACGGATCATCGTGTTTTACAACTTTTATGAAGAATTGTATGCGATGTACACGGTCATCGGTGACAGACCAAGGTCAGTTGTGAACGGTCAGTTCAAAGACCTTCACGCATACGAAGATGAAGACAATTCCATCACGTTCGTACAGTATCAATCCGGTGCGATGGGTTTGAACCTTCAGAAAGCACACATCACAGTGTATTACACATTGCCGTTCGGCAAAGGAAGTTGTGCATTGTGGGAACAATCAAAGAAACGTACGCACCGTATCGGTCAGAACAACAATTGCCTTTATTACTACTTATTAGCACGGAAAACCATCGAAGAAAGAAACCTGGACAACCTACGAATAGGAAAGGAATACAATGATTACCTTTTTGAAGCGGATTTTGGACAGACTTGAAAATCCAAGAAGACACACAATCAAAGAAAACATCATCAGTGCATTGATTGGTATCGCAATCGGTCTTCCGATTTCAATATATGCCGTCAATCATCGTTCACCGGCAGCAGACCTTCGTCCGGATCCTGAAATTTATCCGGTCGTGATTATAGGTGAAGACAATGTCGGAATCAATACGCAAGATGTCGGAACAACGTCGGAATCAATCGAAATGTTCATCCATACACAGAACGTTGACAAGTGTTTCCGATATCTGACACCTGAAGAATACACGGTGTTGGCACATTGCGTTGAAGCCGAAGCCGGAAATCAGGACGTGTACGGAAGACAGTTGGTCGTTGATGTGGTTTTCAATCGTGTGGATTCAGATGAATTCCCTGACAACGTGATTGATGTCATATACCAGGAACATCAATTTGCGGTGGTCACAGATGGAAGAATCGACAAAGTCACACCATCTGAAGACACATACAAGGCAATCGACCTTGAATGTGACCTTCAGACAAACACCGAAGTGATGTACTTCAGTGCGGAAGGTTATCTTCCATACGGTGAACCGTGGGAAAAGGTCGGTGATCATTATTTCTGCAACGGAAAGGAAGAACAATGAACGAAACAGGATTCAAAAAGAAAGTCGAACAGTTCTTGGAAGACGAAGGATTTTGGTACATCAAGTATTGGGGCGGTGGTGGATTCACCAAGTCAGGCATTCCGGACATTCTTGCGTGTATCCACGGACATTTCTTCGGAATCGAACTGAAAGTTCATCCGAACAAGCCGACAAAACTTCAGTTGCATCACATCAACAAGATTGAAGAAGCTGAAGGAATCGCAATTGTCTTGTATCCGGAAGACTTCGAAACATTCAAGAACTTATGTCGAAAACTACAACCAACGGTCAAGACGGAATCCAAGTGGTTTCCGATTGATATACAAAAACCATCCAACAAAGAAAGGAAGTAAGAGTATGCCAAAGAAAACAACACCAGCACCTACAAACGAAGCACCGGCAACCAAGACCGAAGAAGTGGTCAAGGAAGCTGAAGTCAAGGAAGAAAAGGTCGAAAAGTGGGATCCACAGACCGTCACAACCACACTGTCCAATGGAACGACAATCAAGTGTGTTGACGTGTTCCGTGATGCCTTACTTGACACCAAACGTGAAGGAATCAAAGACCTTCTTCAGTACATTCAGGAAATCGGATTCCTGGAAGCACCTTGCAGCGGTGGAAACCACTTGTGCAAAAAAGGTGGTCTTCTTGAACATTCCGTCAATGTGTTCCTGAATGCCGAAAGAATCGGTCTTGCCTTACTTGGTGAAAAGGCATATGAAGAAATCCGTGATTCCATCGCAATTGCAGCACTTCTTCATGACCTTGGAAAAGTCGGTGACTACGGCAAACAGATGTATGTTGACAACGTTCTGAAGTCCGGCAAGGTGTCCGAAGCAAAACCGTTCAAACGCAATCCGGATTTATCTGCCGTACCACACGCAATCAGGTCGGTCAAACTTGCAACACTGTTTGTTGACCTTACTGAAGACGAAGAATGGGCAATCTTGTGTCATGACGGTCTGTACGACTACATGAAATACGACCTGAAAGGCAAGGAAACACCACTTCAGATGATCATTCATTGGGCTGATATGTGGGCAAGCCACGTTCAGGAAGGCGGTTCGGATGACGGAAAGGCTGGTGAAGAATAATGTCAAACTGTGTCATCATCACGGCAATCATCTGTCTGACAATCGTTGCCGTGTCATTGATAAGCAAAGATAACAAGAAGAACAGAAAGGACGAAGACTAATGGCAAACAAAATTTTGATCATGGGTGAAAGTGGAACAGGAAAGTCCACTTCAATGCGAAACTTCGGATCCGATGAAATTGCAATCGTGAATCCGGTTGGAAAACCACTTCCGTTTCGTGGAAAGTTCGACACCTTGAACGGTGCGACGGAATCAAGAAAAATCACACAGTTCATGGACAAGGCTGTTGCAGATGGAAAGAAGGTCATCGTTGTTGATGATTTCCAATACATTCTGTCAGTTCCTTACATGAACCGAATCAAGGAAGCCGGTTGGGATAAATGGAACGACTTCGGTGACAACTACTTCACCATACTGAACCACGTGAATGAAATGCCGGATGACGTGAATGTGTACTTCCTTACACATACGGAAACACTTGAAAACGGCATCACGACAATCAAGCTGATTGGAAAGTTGCTTCGTGAAAAGATTACAATCGAAGGTCTTTTCACCATCGTTCTTCAGACACAGGTCAACGAAGGCAATTACTACTTCTTGACACAGAATTCCGGCAAGAACACCGTCAAGTCACCAATGGGAATGTTCCAGGATTATTCCATCGAAAATGACCTGAAGTTCGTGGATGATGTCATCCGCAATTACTACGGAATGGACGGTGCAAAGTCTGATGATGAAATCAAGGCTGAAACCGAAACCAAGGCTGGTGACGTGGAAAAGCCACGTGCAAGAAAAGGTCGCAATGCAAGACACGACGATGAAGTGCATCAGAAAGCCGAAGAAGAAATGAAGCTGCATGAAGAAGCACTTGAAAACGTCGCAAACGGTCGTGAAGAAGTACCGTTCGACGAAGTTGTTGCCGAAGAAGAAAGGCTGAAAGCTGAAAGACAGGCATCTGAACCGGAAAAAGAAGAAACACCGGTTGAAGATACAGATTCAGAAACACCAAAAGTACGCAAAAGACGTGTACGAACAGTTGATTGAAGAAAGGAAGGTACAAAATAATGGTGGATTTTGACAAGTTTGATGATCAGATTGACGTTGCGGAAGTCAACAAGAAGGTGAAGGAAGCAAAGGACAGTGGTTCTTTCGATGATGTTCCGAAGGGTTCATACACCTGTTCCGTTGAAAAGATGGAACTTGGTGCAACCAAGAAGGACGGAAGACCGATGTTCACACTTGCTTGCCGCATCAAGGAAGGCAAGATGAAGAAAAGAATGCTTTTCATGAACCGTGTCGTTTTCGGCACAAAGAACGATGCGAACATGATTCAATCCGTTCTTTCCATCCTTGAAAAGTTTGTTCCGGATGAACAGTTATCTTTCAAGGGATATGCAAAGTTGAATGACACAATCCTTGACATCTTCGAAGATATCCAGGGGAAAGTCGAAGTTGATGTTGATTGGGATCCGGATGCATTCAATTCCATTTCCATCAAGGAAGTGTATGACATTTAACATACATTGCACCACAAAAATTTCAGACGTGTTCCGACTAATCATTTTTGATTAGTCGGATTCACGATGAAAGGAAAACAGATGATATTCTACGATTTCGAAGTATTCAAATACAATTGGTTGGTTGTCCTGGTTGATACGGATGCCAAAGAAGAAACCGTCATCGTCGATGATCGTGACAAGATGACAGATTTCTACAATGAACACAAATATGATATATGGGTGGGATACAATTCACGTCACTACGACCAATACATCCTGAAGACCATTCTTTGTGGTCTGAATCCGAAGGAATGCAACGATTACATCATTGTCAAAGGTGGTGAAGGTTGGCAATTTTCCAAACTTCTTCGTGATTTTCCATTGAACAATTACGATGTGATGCCGAATCCACCGGTCGGTCTGAAGACCTTGGAAGGTTTTCTTGGATCCAACATCAAGGAAACGGATGTTGACTTCAACATTGACCGGAAACTGACGGATTCCGAAATCGCACAAACAATCGAATACTGTCGGCACGACGTTGAACAGACAATTGAAGTCTTCCTGGAAAGGAAATCAGAATTCGAAGCACAATTCAACCTTGTGAAGCTGTTCGACCTTCCATTGAACATGATTGGATATACGGAAGCACGAATCACGGCACAAATACTTGGTTGTCAGAAAACTGACTTCAATGATGAATATGAATACTACTTTTTACCATGTATCGAACTGAAAAAGTACAAATATGTCATGGATTGGTTCGAAAATGCGGTAAAAGATAACACGAAGGAAATGAACGAACGATTCCTGAAGTCAAAAAGCAATCGTGACGATGCTTCGGATCCGTTTTGGTTCAAACTGTCCTTCTATAAAAGAAAGCTGGAAACGACCGTTGCCGGTATTCCACACACCTTCGGTTTTGGTGGTCTTCACGGTGCAACGG